TGTATGTATAACTGTTCTTACTTACCCGTAGATGATCCTAAAGCCTTCGATGAGGCTATGTTCATCCTGCTCTGTGGTACTGGTGTCGGGTTCAGTGTTGAGCGTCAGTTCATTACTAAGTTGCCAGAGGTTCCCTCCCTCTTTGATAGTGACACGACTGTTGTTATCAAGGACAGTAAGGAAGGTTGGGCTAAAGGTCTCAGACAAGTTCTGGCTCTCCTGTGGGCTGGTGAGATTCCTAAGTGGGATGTATCTAAAGTACGTCCAGCGGGTGCTAGGCTTAAGACGTTTGGTGGTCGTGCTAGTGGCCCTGCTCCTTTGGTTGACTTGTTTAACTTTGCCGTTACTACCTTTAAGTCTGCACAGGGGCGTAGATTGTCCAGTATTGAGTGTCATGACCTAATGTGTAAGATTGGTGAAGTTGTCGTTGTAGGGGGCGTTAGACGCTCTGCTATGATCTCTTTAAGCAACCTATCAGATGATCGTATGCGTCATGCTAAGTCAGGTAACTGGTGGGAGAACGCAGGACACAGAGCCTTAGCTAATAATTCTGTAGCTTATACAGAGAAACCAGACAGCATGTCTTTCATGCGTGAGTGGACAGCATTAATGGAGAGTGGTAGTGGAGAACGAGGAGTATTCAACAGAGAAGCGTCAGTTAGACAAGCAGCAAAAAATGGCCGTAGAGAGTCTAACTATGAGTTCGGAACAAATCCATGCTCAGAAATCATACTTAGGCCGAATCAGTTCTGTAATCTTACGGAAGTTGTCATCCGTGCTAACGACAGTATCGAAGACCTTACAAGAAAAGTCCGCCTTGCAACTATACTTGGGACTATACAGTCCACCTACACCCACTTTCCATATCTGCGAAAGATGTGGGGAACAAATACCGAAGCCGAAAGGTTGCTCGGTGTGTCACTCACGGGGATAATGGACAATAAGCTAATGACATTGGCTAATGAGGGTCTGTCAAAAACATTGGAGCATTTAAGGGATGTGGCTATTTCTACTAACGCTGAGTGGGCTGACCGTCTTGGTATCCCTCATAGCACTGCTATTACTTGTGTTAAGCCCAGTGGAACAGTTTCCCAATTGGTTGACTCAGCTTCTGGCATTCATGCTCGTCACTCTCCCTATTATATCCGTACTGTGCGTGGAGATAATAAAGACCCATTGACCCAGTTTATGATTGATCAGGGTATACCTAATGAGCCTGACGTTATGAAGCCTGATGCTACGACAGTGTTTAGCTTTCCTATGCAGTCTCCTATGGGTGCAGTTCATACTGCTGACATGACAGCCTTAGAACAACTAGAGATGTGGTTGATGTATCAACGTCACTGGTGTGAGCATAAGCCTAGTGTAACAATTAATGTCAAAGCTGATGAGTGGTTTGAGGTAGGGGCATTCGTGTACAAACACTTTGATGAAATGTCAGGTGTGTCGTTCTTACCTTTTAATGAGCATACATATCAACAGGCACCTTATCAGGAGTGTTTAGCTACGGACTATCATATACTACTTGATCAGATGCCTAACAACATTGATTGGGATAAACTAGCTGATTATGAGAAAGAGGATAATACATCAGGTATGCAAACAATGGCATGTACTGGGGATGTATGTGAGATGGTAGATATATGATTATCTCTTGGTGGAGTGCTGGAGTGACAAGTGCTGTGGCAACAAAGATGGCAATAGATGAGTTTGGCACAGAGGTTAAACCTATCTACTTTGCTATTGATTCTGCACACGAAGACAATGCCCGTTTTAAAGACCAATGCGAAGAGTGGTACGGTTGTGAGATAGAAACTTGGCGATCTGATAAGTATAGAGATCAGTTTGATGTTGTAAGCAAGACTAGATATGTAAATGGTCCCTCTGGTGCTAGGTGTACTTTAGAACTTAAAAAGAAGGTTAGACAGAAGGTTGAGAAGAGTCTTAAGTTCGATGGACAAGTATTTGGTTTTGAGTACAGTAAAGGGGAAATTAACAGAGCAATCAGGTTCAAGGAGCAATACCCCAAAGCCAAGCCTATCTTCCCCCTGATTGAAAAACGTATGACAAAACCTGAGTGCTTGCACTTCTTACAAAAATCTGGCATAAGCAAACCAGTTATGTATGAGTTAGGCTACAAGAACAATAACTGCATAGGGTGTGTTAAAGGGGGTGCGGGGTACTGGAATAAGATAAGGGTAGACTTTCCAGACCACTTTAATATGATGGCAAAGGTTGAAAGGGAGGTAGGGAACTCTTGTATCAGAGGGCAATTCCTTGATGAACTTGATCCTAACAAGGGTCACAAACAGAGGGTGGTTATGCCTGACTGTGGTAACTTCTGTGATATAGAGTTTGAAGAGTTGTCTCACCCACAACTTAATCTTATATTTGACGCACCAGAACTTATGAGAAACTTGTAATGGAGAACTAAAATGATCTATGTATATATGGTAGTACTTATGTTAATGAAAGATGGGGAACCATCCTTCTCTGTACGCGCACCTAACATGACCTTTACTACGGAGGAGAAGTGCCAAGCCGTGAGGGAACTTAACATGCAGTATTTACTTGACACTAAGCCCGTTCCTGACGCAAGGTTCTTAAGTCAATGCGTAGGTCTGCCATTTAATATGAAAGACAAAGGAGACTTGTAATGGGGGATGTTGTTGATCTTAACCCTAAGACAGAAAAGTTATCTGATTTAGACAAACAGTACCTTGAATTAGAGCGACAACAACACCAGATAAAAGAACAGGCTAAACTTATAAGAGGTGATAATGGCTAAGTGGAAAGAATTAGACTATGGTGATAGTGTGGCTAGTATGCTTTGCGAAGAGGATATGGTCAACAGTCCACCTCACTACGGTACTGGTGTCATAGAGTGTATCGACTATATAGAAGACTTCTTAACCAAGGAAGAGTATATAGGATACCTACGTGGGAATATAGCCAAGTACCTACATAGGTGGCGATATAAGAACGGTATAGAAGACCTAAAGAAAGCTGAGTGGTATGGGTCTAGGTTAATCAAGGTGGTAGAAGAACATGGAGATACCTGATCTATCGTCTATAGTGCTGGTCGTACAGACATTTTTGATACTGTGGTTAACGGGAAAAGTGGACAGGCTACAGAAGGAAATAGACTTTAAGATGAAGGTTCCTATGTATGCTCTGTTTAGGCACCTAGAAGAAGAACACAACAAACCATAAAAAAAGCCCCTGTATCCTTGAGTGGACGCAGGGGCTTTACTTTATGTATATACGCTTGTGTTTATTTATTACCAAAGAACTTACTTATTGACCGTAAACCTATGCTGGCACTAACGATCCCACCAAGGGAAATTTGATACCACTGAGGCATTGCTTCAAGGGCTGCAAAACCATTAGCTACTAAGTCTTCTGCCCAAGCAAAAGGCATGAACGCAAGGACAAGTGGCACCGAGAATAGAAGTGTAATCCATTCATCTTTCCAAGAGTTCTCCGTAGCTTTTATAGCTGCTAAGTCCCAATCAATCTCCCCAGTTAATTGCTTCTTTTTAATTTCTGCCTCCGTTAGCTTGATCTGTGTTTTACCATCTATAATGCTGGTAGCCAAGCCTGACAGACTGTTAATTATCGCTCCTATCATTGATACTTCTCCTTGTATGCTTCTTCAAAGCCCTCTTCGTGGACACAGTTCTCATGATTGCCCCAGAGCCTCTTAAAGTAGCTGTCGTGTACATCTATGTAGTCTTGGTCACTGTACCCATCTGGGGCTAGTTGTCCCTTAACAATCCACATAAATCTGTTTACTTCTTTGTGTATAGGGCTATCACTTCTCATGTGACAACCATACGGAAAAGGCTCCCGTGATTGCGCCTGTTACGGTTGCAGTTAGTGCTGTGGCCTGTGAAGTCATGGCATCAGGTGGTAAATTCATAAACCAAAACAACACTTCCATATACATGTAGGTCATAACTAACATCATTATACGGGGAAGTATCTTCCAAGCAAGTACTCTTTCCATTGCTACAGTCATTCAAAATCCTCCTTTAATCCATCCAGTATTTCTTTAGCTGATGGTCTGCGTTTCTTAAACTGATAGACGCACTCAAAACTCTTTGGGCATTGTCTAAAAGCTGATCCGTATTCATACTTGGGTATTAAGGGTGTAGGGAAATATGTAGCCGAGGAACCATTAGGACCACGATACCAACACTGTTGTACCCCCATAATGGAAATATACTTCCACAA